GTGAATGTTAATGCCTTGGCATGGTATGTTTAATTTTTCTGCTATTTGTCTGATCGTTAATATGTCGTAATGGCAGGCATCAATGATTGCTTGGCGCGTGCGTGTTGATCGTTCAATCCTTAACTTACTGCGTGGCTTCATGTCTTATCCAATTGCTTTATTGTAATCAGCATCGGTGTATGTATGCACCCCGTCTGCTGTGTAATACAGGTATTGCCCATGCGATTCCATTTGTGTCTTTAGTGTGTGGCAAGATTGGCACAATGATTGGAATAGGTTGCGCTTAAACTTATCATTGCTTTGCCTATGCGGAAACACATGATCAATGTGTTCTGCCTGCACCACCTTACCTGCACATAAGCAACCAGCGCATAAAGGCTGTTCGCTTAACTGTGCTGACCGTTGCTTTTTCCATGCGGCTGTTGAATATAGTTTGCTGTTAGCCTTACCCTTTTCGGTTATGCCACCACCATGATCAACACAAAAACAAGACCGCGTTGTTTTAGGGTTGTTACATCCTAATTCGCGGCACTTATTATTTTTTGGAACTGTTGGCAATTGGGTTTAATTGGGCTAATACTAATAAAACTGTTTGTTCAACTGATCCATCTTTAGCATCGGCTAATGCTTTTGCTACATCGGCTGGATCTAATGTGTAACGCTGTGCATCTTCAACAATGCTACGGTTAGTGCTAACAAGTTGCTTAACTGCGGCTTCAACTGCTTTCATGGTTTTCCCCTTACTTTAAGAATGTTAATTTATATATTGTGCTGTTGATTAAATTTAAAATGCTGTCCACTTCGTTTTGCAATTCGCTGTCATTACCAATTACAGAACGGTTAAGCGTTACATAAACTGACAATGTTTGTAATTCCAATAAGCCTGTGTCGGCCGGTTTAGTATATTCAACAGGGTATTGCACTAAACCATGCTTGCCTTGATAGGATTCAATTAAGCCATCAGTTAATTCAACCACTTCATCATAAAATAAACCTAATGCTTGATGTTCGCTGTAACTGCGTGATTGCAGGTGCAATATGTGTGTGTTGGTTGCCGAGTGCAATAGTGTTAAAAAGAACGCACCAACAGTTAATTGCGCTTCGTTAATAGTAAATGTCTGTTTCATATTTCGCCCCTTAAAATCTTTGTTGTATGTTCAAGCAATTCTGATTCTGTTCCATACTTTTGTTCAAATGTCTTTTGACCTGCGTGCAATGCAACGCCATGTCCGCCGTTTGTATGATGTAAAGGGCATAATGGTATGGCTAACAAGTAATGCGACCTTTGTGCCATGCCAACACCATGTCTTATGTGATGAATATGCGCCATTGTAAAGCCTAATCCCTCACGATGGCAAACTATACATCCAATCTGACTTAACTTATCGTAATGCTTGCGTTCTGCTGTATTCATCTAAACCTTTTATCAATTCGTTCAAATTGCCAACTTGATTCAATTCCGCTATTTCCACCGCGTAATCCGGTGCTTTCAATGCAAATTTATCGCCATTGGGTTTAGTGATCAAATAACCCTCATGCCTAAACATGGCTTTACTAAAAAATTCGGCTTTACTGATCCAGCCAGTTACAGTAATTGTTCTTTGTTCCCTGTGAACTACGCTAAAAATATAAACATCGGTGTTGTAATGCTTTTGTGCGGCAAATACATTGGCTTTATATTCTAACTTGGGATGTGAATTATATGCGTTGGCTTTAATGTCAATTTTAGTGTTTTGGTATTCTATGTCAATTCCGCAATCTGATTCAGTAATGATCGGCGGCAATTCATAACCTAACAAATCCATTATTGAACATTGCGCGACCATTCCAACAAGTTGATCAATCTTTTTGCCATCGTTTACACCACGCTTGCCATAGTTATTGTGTTTAACTAAAAACTGGCCATGCGCTAGTATTTCCGGTTTTATGATGATGTTAAACATTGTTAGTCTTGCAACCAAATATCATGTTCAGCCGCCCATCGTTCTACACGCGCCATAAAATCGTTTAATTCAGCCACATTGCAGTCAGCAGTTGATTTCAATTCGTAAATAATATCACCGTTTGATTTCTTATATTCGTTGAAGCCAAGCCATTGGGCTTTCATACAGGCTTTCCACCACATAGCAGGATGATATAAGCCATCGGCGGCTGGCACATTTGCGGCTATTTCAGTAAACAATAAATGCAATCGGTTATTCTGCGGCAATGATCGCTTTGGCTCTTGGCCACATTCTTTACACTTTGCCATTGTTTATTTCCTGCGCTTTAGCCTTAGCATCGTTGGCTGTATCAAAATAACCATGATTGGTGTTTTTATTTGAAAGCCCATATTTAACCGATCCATCTGCTTTGTAATACTTAGCAATAAACCATTCATCGGATTTAATGCAATAGTTGTCTAATTTAAGCCACTTCATGCGCTAATGCTTCCTGTGCATACTTCAAACTAATTTCCGGAAAATTTTGTGGATTAGCGATGATCCGCTTTGCCCATGCCCTGTAATCAGTCTTTGGTTTAAGTTTTTTAGCAACAAAAGTGTTTAATTCTTCTATGTGCTTTTTGTTTTCTGCGTAATTTACAGGCGATGGCAATGCAAAGTAAACATCTTCCCTTGGCTTGCATAGGGCAATAATATCGGCAGGCTGTGGCAATTTGTTTGGGGTGTCTGTCCATACATCAAGGGCTTTTGCCACCACGCTAAATTCAAAGCGTTCTAACTTATGCCACCATATACGCAACATTTCCTTTTCGGGTGCGCCTTTGTTGTAGATAGCAAAGACGGCAACAATCATGTCTTTAAATGCTAATTTGTCTGTGTCAATCATTCAAACAACCTTTCCTGTGCGGCTTCATATTTAATACGCTTGCAAGCCGCTTCAAAATAATCAGTATCTAATTCGCAACCAACCATTTCAAAGCCTAGGTTGTTGCAAGCAATAGCGTGTGAACCCGAACCTAAATGCGTGTCCAATATCTTATCGCCTTTGTTTGCGTAATTTGTTAGCAACCATTCGTAAAGTGCAACTGGTTTTTGTGTTGGGTGAATTTTTAAAAATTGTGGATTAGATGATTTTGTTGTAATTGAATTTTCAAATCCAATATAATTACCTTGATATTTATATCTAATTTGTTTCATAGGACAATCAAAATTAGTCCAAGCCAATTCACCAGAACTAAATGTTTTTCCAAATCCATCTTGCATTTTATCCCAATAACACCATGCTTTAGATGGTGGCAAATGTTCTGTCATATAATTTCCACCCCAAATAATCTGATGTTTTGAAATTCTAAATAATTCAATAAAATATAATTTATCAGGTATATTGTTATCCCAATTTTTTTTTAAAAAATCATCAGATTTACCTATTTTTCCACCATCCATATTTATGCCGTAAGGTGGGTCAACAATAGCCAAATCAAAAGCATTGTCGGGTAATGCTTTCATGTATTCCATGCAATCAACATTGTGAAGCGTTGCTTTACCTATCTTTATCATATAGTTTCCTAAAATGGGTTCATATCAATAACGGGCTTTTCATCTTGCCAACGCCCTTGGTTTAAATAGGTTGCAGGGTTTGGGATAAATTGACCATCATTCCTGCGCCATTGATCTGTTTCCTTTTGCCATGCTAATGCAGGCAATACATCATCAATCCGCGCTTTAGTCTTTATCCAAGACTTTGCCGCCGCATCTTTGCCAACCTTTTTTGGATATGCTTGCCAAAATTCTTCAAAGCCATCATCAAGCGATTTATCGCGTATAGGTTTTATATTGGTTAATAGTTTATGGTTAATGGTTATTGGTTTATGGTTAAGGTTAGGTTCGCTTTGATTTGGGTTATCAAAATTAACCGATTGGGTTTTGTTCTGCGTTGTGATTGGCTTTGCAGGTCTGCCGCCTAGTTTGCCATTTTCTTTATTTTTTCCTGCTTTAGCATGAAATTCTAAAATATCAATTTCAATCCGGTTATGAACATAGCCTTTTTCAGTTAAATCAAAAAAATCAGCCAAAACATTTTGCACTAAATTAACCATGTCAGAACCCAACGATAACCGTCTGATAACCGATTGGGTTTCCTTTGGTATTGGATGTTCATCAAGATAATACCAATCAATTAAACTGCGATATATGTAATGTTCAATTGGTGTTAAATGGGTTGTGTCTTTGCGGTAATCGGCTATATTAAATTTATAATAGTGCATTTGCTTGCCCCATAAAAAAAGGACTTCACCTGCTAACTCCACTTTTTAGGTGGTTGGTAGAACGGTCTTAGTAACCGCCAGTTAGCATGTGAAGCCCTACTAAAGTTAATCACTACCAAGTGATTTATGAATCTTAATTTAATTAAATTTATTTTGCAAGTAATTATTTATTGCGTTTTTTGCTTCATTAAAGCCATAACAAACAACGGCCGGATAACCCATCAATGTTGCCGCACCCATAAATTCCTTTTGACTATCAGACACGCGACCGCCAGCCGCTTTCATTTCAATCCATAAACCATGATAACCGTTTATTGGTATCATTAAGAACAGATCCGGAACGCCGGCCAATACGCCCTCTTTTTTTAATTTAACGGCTGTTCCTATATTCCGAACGCCGCCATTAGGTATAGCAAACAAATAATTGGCATACTGGCGATGCTGAAGCCGAAACCAAGTTATTACGGCCACCTGCTCTTGATGCTCTGTCATGCGGCACTATCTTTAAAATAAATGCGTAATGTTTCAATTAAACTAAATTTTGCATCGCCACCTTTAATAATCTTGTCCAGCCGATAACGCTGGATGCCTAATTGATTAGCAATTGCGCCAATGTTATATATTGGATCTTGCAATTTGCGCCTTACATAATCAAAATCTGATTCCATAATTACCCCCATAAAAGTTGCATTATACTCATATTTAAATTATTTTTTAAAATAATTAAAAATAAATGCTAATAATGATTGCAATGATCTTAAATATCATTAAGATAAGAACTGTGCTGATTTAGCACTAACGGAAACTTAAAGGAAACTAAAATGGCTAAAATTACATATGATGTTGTTGTTATTGATGAATGTGGTGATGAACAAATTTATGGTTCTAATTACCCGACTGAAATAGATGCAAAAAAAGCATTAAATGAAATTTTTGAAAATCATTCTGAATTTCATGGTGGATGGGTAGAACCAAACGCTAGAAGTTTACATGAACAAGAATGGCAAGATCGTTTTGATAACGATACAGCCGATTTGTATTAACTTGGAAATTAAAGGAAACTAAAATGAAATATGTCCGCCCTGTATTTGATGATGATTATTCAGAAAATACCCCCGTCAATCTAAAAGACCTTGTTGAACAGTTTTTAATCAACAGCCACAACTTATCAGATTATGTTGATGAAACAGATTTGATTGCCGATCAAGTGCTTGTCATTCTTTACGATGCTAACGATGATAAGTTAGGCCGCATCCGCGACATTTACAATAAACGCATTAGTGAAGTTGCCTATTTCGTTGATGAAAATTACGATGTTGATGGCTATGCAAAATTTATGGTTGACCAAGTAAAGGACTGGTAATGAAAGACTACAAAAATCTAGTTGTAAAATCTGAAACAAACTGGTTGCACATTGCTGTTGAAACCGTTTGCTTTGTTGGTAGCATGATAGCCATAGGCTTCTTGCTTTGTTTGCTGTCTGCTTAATACTAAAGGATAAGACATGACCTATGCAAAATTAAGAAAATTAAATGTTAATGACAAAACCGAAAAAAAGGGAAACCAAACTTATTTGTCCTGGACTTATTGTGTGGATGAATTATTGAAAGCCGATGAATCTGCCACATGGGATTTCCCCGAACCAAAGTATTACGGCGAAACGGTAATGGTGTTTTGTAATGTTACCGCCTTTGGCAAGACCATGAAGATGCAACTGCCTGTCATGGATAACCGCAACAACGCTATTACTAACCCTTGTGCGCGTAAAATTAGCGATGCTACGATGCGATGCCTTGCCAAGTGTTGTGCGTGCTTTGGAATTGGATTGTATATATACGCTGGTCAAGACCTGCCGCAAATAGATGCTGAAGATTATACTGAAGAACTAATTGCTTGCACCACCTTGGATGAATTGCAAAAAGCCTATCTGCGTATTGTGCCAATTTTTAAAACTGACGCTGAATCGCTTGCTGTTATTACTAAAACCAAAGACCTTATGAAAGCCAAACTAACAAAGGATGCCCAATGATTATTGCCAGCCTTTATAAATTTCCACCCCCAAGCCAACAGTCTATTGAATTGCGCGATAAGCAAATTGCTAAGTGCAAACAAATGATGGGCGACAAATACTTGCTTGCTAAACCAATACAAAAAAAGGATAAAAAATGACTGAACAATTACCCGATGATGAAATGCAATTGCTAGTTGCCGATGCTGTGCGCTACCGCTTCCTGCGCGATGTTGTTCCTGCAATCATCAATGAAATTTATAAAACCGATGAAAATTATGAATGGGATAAATATGTTGGCTTTGAATCTATTTATTACGCCAAAGGCGATGGAACGGCTGAAGCAAAAAATGGCAAAGATTTAGATGATGCCATTGATGCTGAACTAGGCATGATTGTTGATAAGGAAATTGCTGAACATTTAAAGGAAACAGAATGAACGAAATCCAAGGGTCAGATGAATGGTTTGCCGCTAGGTTAGGCAAGGTTAGCGCAAGCCGTCTTGCCGATGTATTGGCAACCGTTAAAACAGGTGAAGCGGTAACGCGCCGCAATTACCGTATGCAACTTGTTTGCGAACGCTTAACGGGGCGCAAAGCAGAAACCTATACCAACGCCCACATGGAACGCGGAAATGCGTTAGAACCGCTTGCACGCGCTTCCTATGAACTAAAGAAAGGTGTCATGGTTGATGAAGTTGGTTTTGTCCAACATCCAATCATTGAAATGGCAGGCGCAAGCCCCGATGGATTAGTTGATGGCGGCAGTATTGAAATCAAATGCCCAACACCAGCCAATCATTGCGAAACAATGTTGCGCGGAACAGCCCCAAGCCAATACTTTGCCCAAATGCAATGGCAAATGGCTTGTTTAGGCGATGCTTATAAATTTGTGGATTTTGTGTCCTATTGCCCCGATGTGGGTGAAGATTTGGAATTGTTTATTGTTCGCGTTCCACGCGATGATGAATGGTTGCAACAAGCGGAAAAGGATGTGATTACTTTTCTAAATGAAGTGTCGGAAACATACAGTCAATTAAAATCACTTAAATGGCTGTAATTATTTAATCAACTAAAGGAAATAAAATGGCAATAACCCATGAACTAATCGCCCGTGGCGAAACTTATAAAGACAAAGATGGAAACGATAAAACCCGTTGGATTCGTTGCGGTGTGGTTATGGACACAAAATCGGGCGGTCAAGCAATCCATCTTGAAAGCCTACCAATTAACTTTGATGGCT